TAACGAATTTGGTTTTTGATTTCTTCAAATTCTTCTGGGCCCATTACACCCTTAAGAATCAATTGTTTCTCTAGGATGATATTGAATATTCCAGAGAAACGAGCACGAACACGACGAATAAATTTACCAAACTTAAGTTCATCACGAGTGATCTCAGATACACGACCAAATGTAGCCATAGTTTCTGGTTCAAGTCTCGAAATTGGAACCTTAAGTGATTTGTATAATTTACGTTGGAAATACTGTAGGTTCTCGTCAGTTGAAAGTGCCTGTGCACCACCGCCTGCAAGAGTATCAACCTCTGTAGATCTCTCACCACCACGACGAGGGAACCAGAAGTCTTCTGTCATTGTCATCATCTTACGGGCATCAGTGATTTCACCAGTTGCAGAGTTATACTGCAGTTTGTTCTTATGACGTACCATCATATCACGTAGGTATTGTTCTGCCTTCGCCTTTGGAAGGTTACCAACGTCGATATAAAAGATTCGTCTCTCTGGTGCACGAGTCAACGTATAGATGACAGTTGCGTCTTCCAACATTCTTAACTGGTTGAGAGGTTTGATTGCTGGGTGTAATTGACCAAGAACCAAAGAGTTACTTTCATTCATCAAACCAGATGTCACACGAGCTACTGAGTCTTTTGATATTCTGTGTGTGTTATCACGTCCACCCATATTGGTTGAACTGTTTCCAAAACCTGTGTCCGAATAAATGTAGTATTCGTTCTTTACTTTCTTGGTAGGGATGCCTGAAGCGCCATCTCTTGCCTTCTTGTCAATCTCACGAATGAGTTTGATTTTTCTTGGGTCAACGTATCGGAGTTCCACAACTCCTCTTTTAAGATCTTCTTCATCAATGATAATGTGAAAATTAAGTCTTCCATCTACGTAGAACCTACTGAATAAATCATATGCGGTATTAGTAAAGTCCATAAGACTCAACACGTTTTCAAATTCTTCTTGTACAGCTTCTTTGATTTTGTCTGGCAAATCGATTTCATCCAAGATGATTTCGACAACTTGATCGTAACTATCTACCGAAATTGCTTCGTTGATAACTTCGTCAATCGCCTGTGCAATCTCAGGCTGCATTGCCATATGTCGATACTTTGTGACAAGTTCAGATTCTGTTTTAGCAGAACCTTCCATGTCCAACATAGTACCATAAAATCCACCAAGTGCGTTACCGACTGTAATCGCACCGTCATCATTTTGAGGCTCGACGAAAGAAACAGGTTGCGCCTGTTCCTCTCCGTCTAATTGCCTCTTGATTTCAAAACCAAAAATTCGCATTATATCATCCTATAAAATATTAAGAAGTAGAAATACCAGTCGCACCCTCTACTCGCCAAAAGTCGTACTGGAACGTGACGGTAAATTCTTCGATCTGGTCTGTAGAACTCCAGTCCATCGCAATCTCTGAGATTGACAATGGGAACATACCTTCAAAAATGTATGTACGTAATGGAGATCCATCTTTTGAATACTGTGTTATCAAACCATTTGATTTGTAATCTTGTGGAAGTGTTCTAGTGTTCGCATCATGTGCTGCGATACTGTTAGACCATGTTTCCATTGCGTTACGAATCAAGAAGTCTTCATCGTTGATAATCGTCACTGTCCAATCACCGAATGTTCTGTCACCTGCATATTTAACTTCTCGTCCAAAGTAAGGAACAGTGTAGGTTCCCAGAGTTGATTCTGGGATCCCTGCTGCCTTTGCCATGAAAGGGAATTTAAAGTCTGCGGCTGGAACAATCGGGTTTGTGATCTGACATTGGAACAGGGTGGGGCGTGCGCCTCCACCTGTCAGTTCCGATTTAAACTCGTTTATGTTAAAAGCCATATCTTACCTCTCCTTAAGTCAACTGTCCAACGATCTCGTCGAATTCGACTCCAGATCTTGTTGCGACAAATGTAAGTTCGATTACGTTAATTGAACGGGCAGGTTTAATGAAGATACTCGCTTTAAACATGTTTGCATCAATGACCTGTGGTGTGTTCACAGTTGCATCTGATACGACTCTGAAATCGATGATTCCTCGTCTACCTTGTATCTCACGCAAGAACGGTTCTACAATGTTGCGGAACTGAGTTTGCGTAAACTCGTCATTAAGTTCAAACAAGAACGATTGCGCTGCAGTTGCAATTGATTTTTCGACTGCGATAAACAATCTACGTACGTTAATCCTATCAAATGCACTTGCAAAACCTTGTCCAGTCTTGTCACCAAACAACAAAATACCTTGTCCTACCTGTGAAATAACTGGGTTCACATCTGAACTGTACAGTTGATCTCTTTGTGATTTGTTCGGGTTGAATGCAAGTTTGATAACATTCTTGATTACACCCTTACGATAACCTGCCGGAGATTCAAAGACTTGAACTCGTGAACACAGACCTGCCATGTCACCGTTCAATGGAGTCCAACGATATTGATCATTGTATTTGTCATACCGATATTTATACCCACTATCCATCATCATATAAGATGATGCAGTAAGTTTATTTCGATATTCAATTACCTTCGTCATTTTAGCGTTTGTTTTCAGTGTATCTACCACTGCTTCTTTCGAAGGTGAAACAAATGCAACACAGTCACGTCTAGTGTCTGCGATATTTGAAATGATGTAGTTTGCGATCTGACCATTGTCATCACCTTTACCCTGTAGGATGAAAGAGATGTCGATTTCGTTTGCACTCTGGAATGAATCAATTGCAAGAGCAGTTGCACCGAATGATGCAGAACCTTCTGCAGTACCATCAGATCCACCAGAAAGAACTTCGTATGCAGTTGTTGCTGCTTCGAAGTGTGCGTTGTTTGCCACATTTACCCACGCTGAGAGATTTGTAATCACATCATTGTAGTAGTTTGTGCGTCCATCTGAGGTTGTAGCGCCTGGAGTAGTTGAAAGGTTTTCGAACTTTTCTAGTACTGAACCTCTTACTCCACCGATATCACCAGTTCTGTCGATGACTGCAATGTGGTAGTTGTTTGCGTCTGCCGCTTTACCAAATAGGTTTGCGTATTTCCACTCTCTATCGATTTTCAGTTTATTCAATGCAGTTTCTGCAAGAGTATACTTTCTGTCGAATGTGAAATCGTATTCGTATATCGCAATCGCTGCAGAGTTTGCAGTTGGTGTGTATGTTGCGTCATACGCTGTTTCTACTAGTGTAGTAATGTTCAACTGTTGATAACCGACTGAGTCGTTACCAATAACAATTGTATCACCGCTATTAATTGATGTCAGTTGTGAGGTATTTGCAACTTGGAACGTCATTGTTGTTCCAGCAAATCCGATAGTCTGTTGTGCAACAGTTCCTGTATATAAGATCTGTTGATTTGGAATATCGCCTACATCTATTACCGATTCTTCAAACTCTGCGCCCTTTACGTATGCAACATCAATTGCGTTACCCAAATCACCGATATGTTTCGCTTCGAATGCAGCAAACGTTGAGTTTGCAGTATCTAAAGTTCCAGACACGTCTGTGTTTGCGATAATTGTGTTTGCTGGGAAGAATACATAGTCGTATGCATCTGCCTTAGCGGAGCCAGAGGTTTCTGCACGTGCAACGAACAATGCGTTGGAATATGCAAGATAGTCAGCTGCTGTAAAGAATGTTTCGTAGTTGTCATCGCCTGGCTTACCAAAACGATCTACGAGTTGAGTCTCTGAAGTAATAAGAATTGGTTCGTTAGTAGGGCCCCAGCGAAATACGCCCGCAATTGCAGCTGGGGGCGTTGCAATGGCTGGGACGACTTGGCTCGCATCTACTTCTCGAACTATGACGGAAGGACTTACGGAAAAAGCCATATTTTTCTCCTTTGAATAAATTTAGTTTTTTTATCAGTTCATATCACTGTTTTTATTTATAAAAACAAAAGGTTTAAAATAACCAGTCCTCATCCTGTCTCTTCACAGGTTGGAATCCAGCCTGTGGCAAGTCTTCACCTACGTCTATAAATCCAAATGGAAGTAAATCTTCTTCTATTTGTTCATCTGTCTTTTCTCTCAACTTCATCATCGTGTTGATATCTGTCAAATCTTTAAAGTAAAGTTGATCAGTTAACCACGAGAATATTACCAAATTCATTACCAAATCATCATGTGCGCCAGATTCTGCTTCGTAAGATACACCCTTTTTCGAGAAACGTGATAATTCCTGAATTGTATTAAAGTCTTGTAAGATCAATTGTTCTTGCTCTATCAACATTTTTAAGATAGAACATCCCACCGATTTTACACTTTTTGTTGTTCTTATGCCATTGTCTACGCCACGTCCGAATCCACTTGATATCCTCTTTCCCATTCGCCCAGCGTTTTCTGTATAAAGAATATTTTCATATCCGTAGTCCATCAATAAAACATCTGCAACCTGTTCTCCGATATCATTGATCTCGACAAGAACAGCGGCCTCGTGATATAACATTCCTACTCTATATATAATAGACGCATAGTCCACCGGCGTGATGAAGTTATCACGAAAAACGCATATTTGTTTATAAGGCATTTCCGATATATCAATAACACAGAATGTAGAGTAATCCAATCCTTTGCCTCTAGATACGTCCACGGTAATAACATAAGTGTGGTCTTGTAAAGGTTTTTCGTACTGGACGAGACCTTCTTGTTCTGCTATTGGTTGATTGTATGTCAAGGTTTTTAACTTTGCACCATTGATCAACGTACCAGAACTGCCCAGAAACTCGCAACAATATTCTTGTCTGAATTTCTGTTCATCATGATCTAACGCTTCAAGAGTTTCTTGTCTCCAAGCCTCGTCACGTCCTGGCACATCTGACCAGTTGACTTCAACATAATCATAACCATTCGTACCTTCTTTTGCACCCTTACAGGTTTTATAGAAGTGATTCAACCCATTTGGTGTTGATGTCATCAAAAGTTTTGTTGACTCACCAGATGAGATAGTTGGGTAAACAGATGCGAAGAACTCATCGTATCCTTCAATGAATGCAACCTCATCAAGATAGAGGAAGTTCACAGATTTACCACGAATTGCACTAGAAGATGTTGTCCCTGCGAGGACTTGACATCCATTCTCTAATGCGATATTTCCTTTGTTCCATTCTTCAACACCTTGTTGCATCCACTTTGGTAATGCTTCGTATGCGAGTTTGACACGTGCCATAACTTCTTTGGCAGCGTCACCTTTGTTCGCAAGGATTGCGACTGTCTTGAACTCGTTGAATAAAATGTAATGAAGAATAACTGCAGTCGCTGTTGTTGTCTTACCAGACTGTCGTGCAGTTAGAACTGCAACACGGCGACCATTAGTAATTTTGTTTGTGATGTCTTCTTGGTAATCGTACATATCAAAAGGAACCAATCCTTTGTCAACGTGTACAATTTTAATATATGTTTTTGCAAAGTAAATAGGATCGTCTGCACACTTCATATACTCTTTGAGCATATCAGGTGTCCATTCTATTTGTTCGCCAATTCGTTTTAAGTTTACATTACCAAGATAACCTTGCATGGTTTCTATCCACCATCCTTGATCATTTTCAAGAGATCTGCAGTAGATACAATTAAGTTATTGTTTGTGATATTAGTCTCTTTCGGGCCATGTACCTTCTCTTCCTCTGCAAATTTCTTTTTAGAAGAAAGATCTACAAATTCCTTGTTTGCATCTAGTAGTGTCTTCATGAGAGTCGAAACCACCTCGAATGCACGAGGCGATTCCGACTGTTTTGCAATTGAAACCATTTCTTGTACTGCATCGTCTCCCATCTCAATGATGTTTTGAACATTCTGTTTAGCGAGTTCAATATCTTTGAGATTCTCGTCTGACTCTGCAGGTAGAACCACATTGGTGTCTCCTGTTACTGTTACGGCAGTTTCACACTCACCACAACAATTTTCAGTTCCACAATGTGGGTGGTCTTCTAAGCGTACCTCTCCTTTAGTAACCTCAATACCGTCTTGCGTCTGCGTCGATCCTTTTGTTTCCTTATTCGACGCCAATTCAGATTCCTCATGTACTGTGGAACCCTCTTGTCTATCCTCGTCAGTTTGACTCTGTTTTCTATTAGATCCGAATCCTCCAGTAGATCGATTATCCGTATCTGGTTGTATAGTGTCCTCTGCTTGAGCTTCTGCAAGTGTTCGTACTCCCAATGTTGATGAAATTGTATCGTCAATCATGGCGTGTTCACCTCTATCACATTAATAACTCCCCAGTCGTCATCGAATTCGATCTGCGTATATGGGATTGTATTCGTAACGTCTGTTGTTGGAGTTCCGTTTGCTGTTAGACCTGGCTGTGTTGTGTACCTTTCTTGATAAGTGTCGTCGATAGAGGCAGTTGGACTAGTGTTTTGAGTAACCTTAACATCTACAAACTTAATCACTGGTTTCTCTCTGTCTGGCCCGAAGTACCATGCCTTCATAGTAAATCCTAGTGTATAAAGGACTGACTGTCTCTCTGTAAAGTCGCCTTCATAAATCTCTTCTGTGGTCACACTGTTTAGAATCAAAGGAATATCGACTGGTTCGATATCATCAATAATCTTTACAGTAGACGTAAAGTCTGGATTGAAAAACGGAACAATCTGTTCCATTAGTTTCGCAGCATCTTCTGAATACTTGGTCATAATATATAGGGAGAATTCAAGGTTGTATGGAGTACCTGCGTAAACAAAGCCTCGACCAGTTGCACCACTTTCAATGGTTTGTTTTCTGATCTTCATCGTTGGGTTGATTTTACGTTCGCCATCGTATTGCATACTGTTCAGTTCGAACGACATTCTTGGCAACGTAATTGCTGAGGGTTGATTCAATTCTGGATCTTGCGTAGATCTCGCAAGAATTTTCTGGAACGGCGCATAAGAAATTGGTACGATCATCTCTTGGATCTGCGCACCTGCACTATTCGTTCTCTGAATTTTTAACTGATTAAAATAAGTACCAAAGAGGGCTACATATTTTCTTGTAGTTTGATTATAGAAATAATTTGCTATTGCCATCTGGTCACCTATGTGTTAGATACTGGATTATCATCTGGTATCGAAATCAATTCACTGAACGGATCGATCTCTGAGAAGTCGATAATACCATCTGCATCTTTTTCGAAGAAGAAGTTATCTGCAATTGGATCTGTGTTCGCAAGTGCTTCAAGAGTTGCAACATTTGCAGTACCACCAGTTGTAGTAACGATATCCTTCATTATATTGTCGATGTGTTGATAACCAGTTTCGATACGTTCGTTACTGTATTCCATCAACTCGCATTTCAAATCATATGTCTGTAGAGATCCCATCTGGTAGAATACAGACTCATGTTCTACATGCATGACCTTAAACAGTTTTCCATTAAGTGGGAAGTAGATTAGATCCCCTTCCAATGGGCGTTTCTGTTGTGGTTCATCTTTAGTGACATAACGTTCGAATGTACGAACCGCCACAGAAAAGGTAACTTGGTCTCTGATCTGCAAACCAAACTTCGATAGGAAGTCACCTTCACCTTCAAAACCTTCGACATTTTTGACATACATTTCCATCTTGAACAGACGGTTGTAAAGAGGTGTGTCATCCTCATTTAAAATATTATCGACAGAACCTGCAGTACGAGGCAAGAATTCAACATCCACACCGTACATACGGATAGATTCGATCACCAGATCGTCAATGAGATTCTGTTCATTGAAATGTCCGTAGTTACGGAAGAATGCGTTCGTTGCCATGTCTTAACCAATAAAGTTATATGTGAGGGGTTGAAGATTGGAGATTGCTTCTTCTTCCATCTTCTCTCGTTCTGCACGTGCCTCCTGTAGGATCTGTTCGCCGTTAAACTGAACCCCACCCACAAGTTGCATGTTTGTGAACTTAGTAAGGTTCATTCCCCATTGTTCACGAACAAGTACTGATGCATAGTTCTGCAACCATCTGTCACTCCAGACATCTGGATATGTGCCAGCATCAATTACATCATATGCTTCAACAACAATGTAATCACCCACAACAAAGAGATCTTTCTCAATATCTATGTGAAGTCTATTAACGTGTCTATTATAACGAATGAGTGGTTTTCCAACTAACACTTCTTGCAACATGTCTAGGTGTTGCATACTCATGTAATAGTTTGTGATATTATAACCTGTAATATCTTCAAGGTTGTTGAGTACGTATTGATAGGAAACGTTAAAGATACCAGTGCCTGAAGAGATTGCAGACTTTAAATCGAACACACGAGAGATACCCAGAATATCCTGAGGCAATGGGAAATACCCATTGTCGATATCGTCCTGTGTAATTTGGTGTTTGAGATAAACAAGTTGACTACCATTATAATGATAGTCACGCCAGAATGAGACTGCTTCGTCTATACGGTCTTCTACTTGTTCCTCAGAAACATTGACTTCGATAACTGGTGCGCCGATTTTACGAAGGATGTGTTCTACAAATTCTTGCCTTGTGGTTGGCTGTGCCATGATACGTTCCCTATGAACTTTTATTTGCTTTCTAGATATTTATAATAGACGGCGTTCTATGTCCTCTTCACTTAATTCATTTCCTTGCCATACTTCGATAACTTTGACAGGAACTAAACCAACATTGGTTGCTTTATGCCACGTTCTAACAGGAATGTCAATACTATCACCTCTTTTATATATCTTTGAGGTTTTGTATTCGTTCGCAAACTCCAATTGCATTTTAAGTTCACCACTAACAATGTGCCAGTGTTCTGAACGAATGAAGTGACGTTGATCTGATAGAGACTTACCTACATCAATTGAAAGTTCTTTAACTCTCCAGTAACCGTTTGTATCAAGAACAGTATAAGTTCCCCACTTACGATTTACTTTTGGGTTCTTCCATTCTTTTAAGATCCAAGACGAAGAGTTCTTTTTATCTTCGCCACCAACTCCGAATTGGAAAGATAGATTAGAAGCTTCAACTTCCATCTCAGGTATGTTACCCGAAGTTCTATCTCCACCATTCGCAAATATGACATCATCTGTCTTATATTCCTCACACATGTCCTCCACGAACTTTTTACAACTACCGTCTGCATCATACTCATCCGTAAAGATACAGATATTATCTACACATGATAATTCTTTAACAATGGATGCACGTTCTTGGACAGGCATGAAGGAACGCCCCTTCTTTCTCTCCAACCATGCATCACTGTTGATACCTACAATTAGATGATCACCAAGTGCACGTGCTTTTTTAAAGTATTCAATATGTCCAGAGTGTAGGGGATCAAATCCACCCGATACCAAAACAACTTTCAAATTCATTACTCCTCTCTGTTGACGAGATATTCCCAAAAGAAGTTACTTTCTGATGCAGAGAAAAGTCTCTGTGGAATTTTGTTTGCAATAGACTTATGAACAAACCAATCCTCGTAAGGAACGCCTGGCCTGAAACAAAGGTTTTGACAAACAATCTCATAACCATTATCATGCATTATCTGTCTTGCTTCTGCACGAATGGCGGGATCAAGTCTGTAAGCATCATGTTCGAACTGAACGACATTAAATTTAAATCTTCCAAACGGCATGTTCCTTAGAACTTGTATAGAAGTTTCATCAGTATCTATCTGAAGAAAGTCAATGGTACTTTCCATACAATGTTTTACGAGTAGATCCTCAAAGTCAATTTCCAAAGCGTTTGCATTGATAATAGTGTTGTTTCTGCGTTGTGCAAAATCATATGCAAGATGTGCAGACCATTCTATAGATATGCCTTTCCAGTCGAACTTAGTTTCAAGTAGTGCAGTGTTATTGTGAGTAAAAGGATTACCAGATCCAATTTCAAGATATGTACCATTACGTTTACCATCTAAACAAGCGAGAACAAACATGTCTTGCATGTGTTTAGAGTAGTTCTCTTCAATAGATTCGATTCCATTAAACGGAGCTGCAAATCTCTTTTGATCTCCTAGTTGATATGGGACTGCATCTGGCCAACCAATCTTTTCTAGGACTTGAAGAATGTATTCTTTAAACTCGTCGTAAGTATCATCTTTCTTATATCTTTTTCTATATATCAAGTCGAAGAACAATCGACGACCACTCTCCACACCAGAAATCTGCCAAGTTGCATGTGCCTGAAGATACCACAACTCTCTGTCGCCTGGCCAGTCAATACCAACGTCTGGTGCGTTTCTAAACTGTAACGCTAAGTTTGCGTGTACAAGAACAACTCTCCAGTCACTCATATTCTCTCCATGTTTGGCGAGAAAGAAATGTCCTTCTGGTCTGGCAGGTTGAAGTGCAATAGCATGTTGTAAAAGACCAGTTACTGTGTGATTACGTCCACCCTGTCTTTGATAACATAGAGCTGCACCAATCATACACCTGTACTGGAGTAGTTTATCTTTTTCTTCAAGATCTGCCGCACGAATGTAGAATGACACAGCGGCAGCGCCCTGTTCTAGTCTATCATACTCACATGCGAGTTCATACATCTTCTGCGTATTCTTTGGATCAAATACGTGTTCATTTAATAGTTGTTGTAGATCCATTATCACCCTCTCATCAAAAACTCATGAAAGACCTCTGCAGGTAATTCAAGAACAAAACATGCGTTGTCTTGCAACCCATAAGATATGTATACTTTATTATTATGAAAAACCATTCCAGTGGCGAATTCAATATGAAAACTATTTCCTGTCACTGGATCTGTCTGAGTGCCCATGAAATGAAATTCTTGTGTGTGGTGAACAATATTCCAATCGTTATCCCAAACAATCGCCCGATGTACATAGTGTCCATCTTTTCTTCCAAAAACATCCTTGCCAAGATCTACTTCATGTGATATTGTAATACGTCTATCTTCAGACAATCGAAGGACTTGCGTCCCACCTCGAACATCTCTAGGCATTGGGATCTTACTGTTCTCATCTAAAACTGCAGTTTCAGTAGTACCCTCATCAATATTAAACTTGATTACTTCTGTAGGGTTTGTCCATTTAACAAAGTGATAAGGCATGTCAAGAACAGGAACCCAGTTCTTTTCACAATAAGTTTCATTAGGTGGGGGAGCGGGAATTGGGTGTCGTGCAATCTCTTTCCAGTTACCCCATTCATCCTGTACTATCTCTTGCATCTCCATACGACCTTTGCCGTTTGAATCATAACAATCACGTCTTACTCCACACAAGAAGATTCTATTATCCCATGAGAATAGTCTACCATCTTCAAGTCCGATAAAGTTCCAAGTAGGATCTGTGTCCAATTCTGAGGTATCAATTCTACCTGCAGAAATAACATTACAGTCATTGTCCAGTTCACACATAACATTATATGTGGTAAGCGTGACATCAGTTTCTGGATGGATATAAGCGAGAGGCCCAAACTGGTGAGGGAACTTCTTTCCTTCACTATGATACAGGGTATAGTTGACGTGACGAATGTTCATCAACAATCTTCCATCGTGTAGATAGAGAGAGGGATTCATAATCCCTGTTTCGCCCGTCAGTTCTTTGGGGAGTGTAATTGGGTGTAACTTCCCACCTCTTTTCAAGGCAAAAGTTGCAAGCCCATACAGATGCATGTCGTGCATGACACCTCCATTATTAAAGTTTCATCAAATTGAATTATAACAGATTAAAATAGGTTTGTCAAGACCAAGGTGGCGTTCTTACAATAGAGTTTTTCTTATCAACTCTTCTTATAATTATATCATCGATCTTAGCGATCTCGCCTGCAGTTAGTTTGTTTTCCAACCATCCCACAACAGTTTCCTGTGTAAGATCAAAGAAGTTAACAAAATCTCCTTCTTCAACTTCCTCTGCAGTAAACCATGTGTTACCCAAGAAATTGTGAGTTACGCCATCCGTATCAGTACCAATTCGTTTCCAAACGGCACGAACAACGGCATTCTGAAGAGTCGCACCATCACTGTTGGTTTGATCCTTCGTTTCCATACTCACAATTTCCCAAGTAAAGTTCATGACATTCTACCTTATTCTTCGCCATCGTCAGCAGAATCGTCTGCAGGTGCTTCTGCTTCTGCTTCTGCATCCGCTGGAGCTGCCCAAGGTAGTGCTTTCTCTTCAATCTCTTCTGTAGTACCGAACTTTTCTTCGATGTCGAGTGTGAGACGTTCAGTGATGTGCTCCATGTAAGCTTCATCATTTTCTACAATGTTTCTGATCCACCCGATGACTGTATCCTCAGTCAAGTCGTCGAATGCGACGAAAGACCCTGCAGGTACGTTTGCTGCAGAAAGAGGTGTTGCACCAGCCCAAGATCCACTCTGACCTGCAGAGTTAGTACCTGTGATAGTCCAATGTGTTTGGTATACGGCACGATTGAGTGTTGCACCCTCGTGGTTAGTTTCGTCTTTAAGTTTAAGACTGTTGATTGTCCATGCATATGTAAGTGACATAATTTTTTCTCCGATTTAAATTAAAATATCTTGTTTTATTTATTCAAAATCAACTTTTTGAGTTCTGCGATCTCATTACGCAAAGAAGAGACTTCTTCCTTATATTTATTATCAACTTCTTTGACCGCTTCGATCAGTAGTGAAGTGATTCGTTCATAATCGACTGTGAGGTACTGTTGATCATGTACCGCAGCCAGTTCTCTTTGTTCATCAAACGTAAGTTTTTCGAACTCTTCTTTAGCCTCTTTCTTATCCCATTCTTTATCATCACGTTCCTCAAGGAACTCTTTATATGCAATACGTGCTTTCTGCATATTGTAATTGGCATTGAAAGGTGCTTCGTTGACTACTTCTGGAAGTACTTCTTCAACCTCTTGTGCGATAACACCAACTTCGTGCATCTTAGTCGGGTGGAAGTCATACTCCTCTTTAATGTTTTCTACCCAGTCGTACTCAACACCACGAATCTTATGTAGTTTTTCGAGTGCTGCAGTGATAGGTGTTACGTTTTCTTTCAAACGGCCATCAGATGCATATGCAACAATGTTACCAGTCGCAGAGACTGCACCGTTTGAACCAGACAACTGAACACGAGCGTCACCGTCTGCAGAAACATAGAAACCCCAACCAGACTGACCAGACAAACTAAAGAATGGTGAGTTAGTATGTGCGTAACCATAACCATAGTGGTTTGACAAACCTGTACCAGATGGGCGATAGTTGTAACCAATAGAGTAACCAGGCGATGGATATCTATCTGTGTTTAGACCACCAGAGTTAGAACCGTGACGACCAATGAAACCACCACGTGATTCTGCGTTAGTTGCACCAAAGTGAATACCACCGTTGAGTCTCATTGATGTATCAGACGCAGGGTTCACATAGTATGCAGTACTGTTCAGATCATAGAACAGAGGTGCACGTGATGATCTCTCTGCACGCCAGTAACCTGAGTCTGCACGAGCCTCCCATCTACCATTATAGTATAGGTAGGTATAAGAGTTCTCATACATGTAAACTGCCCATTCATTGTTCGCATGTTTCAAACCAAAGTGTTGTCCATCGTCATCCCAGTAGATACGTCCACAAGCGGTAGAGTTACTATCTCTAAAGATAAGTTCACCGTGGTCAGAGTTGTTGGAACGAAGACTGATAGTGTCAGCATCATCATCATAGATGTCAAATCCATTGTCCCACTGAATGAAGTTCGCAGTGATGTTTGCGAGACGAGAAGTCGACGCTGGATCTACATAGTAAGCAGTGTTGTTTCTATCATAGAAGATTGTCGCACGAAGATCTGTGTTCCAATTAGTTCTATTGTTTGTACCCAACATATAAGATGCAGTACGAGTTGTACGCTGAGTACCATAGTTAGTTGTACGGAAACCAACTGACCAACCAGAACCCCAGTTTGTAGAGAAACTACTATAACCAGTGTGAACATCAACAACTTGAACCTGTGGATATGTCCAGTTGTCACCTGTTGAACCAATACAAACCATATGACGAGAACCGTCATCACAGAACCTTACAATATATGGTGCGTCATCTGAATCACTGATTTGTGTTGCAGAAACGTTTGTCCAACGACCACTTGAATATGCATAACCACCAATTCTAAACTGAGTCATACGACCAGTATTGTATTCGTAGATATTAACAGTGAAGTGCAACATGGTGTTACCACCACGTCTGTTAGTTGGCAAGTAAATAGTACATGCACCATTGACACTTGAAGATGAAGTAGTATATGTACCACCATCTGGTGCAAAGAATCGACGTTCCTGAGAGTCATAGGCGTTGTTAAGTCTATGATAGTTAGAACGTGAAGTTGAGGCACCGTTAAAGTAATAACCAGTGTTGTTTAGATCATAGAAGATTGGAGAACGTGAAGAACGTTCAACTCTGAACCAACCATTTTCTGTACGTGTTTCCCAACGTCCATTATAGTACTGATAGAGGTGTGAGTTTCTATTTGCATACAACATCCACTCATTATCGACATCATTGTAAATACCAACCTGACCACTATCTGCAGACATGAAGACGTATTCACCTCTGATCGAATAACCTTCCCAATCACCTCGTCCACTACCGTTAACCTGTACTGAACCATAGTTACCTGTTGGATAGTCAAAATATACGTCTGTGTCATTGTCATACGCAAAATACAAACGGTTTGTACGCAGAGTATTGAAACGTGAAGTCGATGCAGGGTCTGCATAATACCCAGTATTGTTCCTATCGTAGAAGATAGGCGAACGAATATCAGAAATGTGGTCAAAGTAGTCTGTGTTTAGACGAGCATACTTTGTAGTCTGATACCACCAACCCTGCATCTCTGAGTTATCAGAAGAAGAAAGGTTTGAGTGAAGTTCTACACGACCTTGTAGTCGGATGTAGTCAGAAGATCCTGTACCATCGTTGTCAACACCGATGACCATTGCAGCGTTTTCACCAGTGTTGTTGAAGTCTGGGTCAAACGTGATGTAACCGTGATCAGATGGTGCGTTGACACCAGAACGGAAGTAGATTGTTACAGGTGCATCATTACCTGACCAGAATTCTGCGGCAACGTTGTTTAGATAGTCAGTACCTGTAACGTCATATGAAGAGTGAGACCCTGCAGAGTCGTTTTGACGTGCTTTAAAGAAGGCCTTACCGTTAAAGTTAACAGTGTTGAATACAGATGTGCCAGCAAAATCACCGTAATAACCTGTGTTATTCAAGTCATAATAAATTGGTGCTCGCATTTGACGTTCTGCACGGAAGTATCCAGAATCTGTACGTGCTTCCCAACGACCATTGTAGTAGAAGTATGTGCGACCATTACGTTCACCATACCACATCCACTCATTGTCAATATCGTTGTAGATACCAACTTGGTTATTATCTGCAGACATGAAGTTGTAACGGCCAGCAATGTTGTAACCTTCCCAACCATTCTTACCGCCACCGTTAACCTGTACCGAACCATAATCGCTTGTTGGGTAATCTAGGTAATCGTCAGTACTACTATCATAACCTGTATACAGTCTGTTGGTACGTAGTGTGTTAAAGCGTGAGGTTGACGCAGGGTCTGCATAGTAACCTGTGTTATTTCTGTCATAGAAGATCGGTGCTCTGAATGAACTTGATGCGTAAGAGTTACCATCTGCCATTGCTTGGAAGTACCAACCTGCGATACTACCAGTGGCAGCACCGTGTTGACCAACATAGAAACCTGTTGTACCAGAACTGTTATTATTGTTCGAGTCTAGGTTAAAGAAGATATCGTGATAAGAGTTGAATCTCAAATCATCAGTTACACCACCACCATTATCTCTAGATGAAATACTGTGATATGTTGAATCGTCTCCATAGAATGTGATGAAGTCACCACGATCAGCCATGTCGATTCTATCAACACGAACTGTACCCAGACGAGACGTACCATTCGGGTTAAGGTAATAACCTGAGTTATTTCTGTCATAGAAAATTTGTGCATAATGGTTTCTATTTGTAAGAACATCACCATCACCACGAATGATCATATTCCACTGACCACCTAGACCGCCGTCAAGGAATTGAATATCCTCACCGCCCGATGTAGCAATTTTAAGGTGTGCATCATTTGATTCAGTCGCCTGAATGTAACCACGCAAACTACCTGAACTTGTATAGAAATGTGCAACACCACCACTAATCGCATAGATGTTATTATAGTTAATAGCATTCATACGTGAAGTGGATGCAAAGTCACCGTAGTATCCAGTGTTGTTCACATCATAGAAGATAGGAGCCCGCATAGATCCACGTGCTTCAGAGTAACCTGTGTAGATTACAAAACGTGAGTAACTGTCATAAGTCCATCCGTTGACACCAACACCGTAGTGTGGGTTTTCTTGGTTATCGAAGTAACCAATCTGAATAGAGTTCGCCTGATAGTTTGCAGTACCAATGTTCCAACGACGAACGTTGTTCGAAGAGTTTAGTCTTGAACGGAACGACATAACACCACCGTGAGTCGTGTTTGTGCCCCAAGAACTTAGAGTGAAGTGTGGGTATGCATTGTTTGCACCAATTTCAATCTGTGGTCTGTTAGTATCACGTGTTGTCTGCGTTGCAGCGTTTGAACCAATTTTCAAATACGAATCACCAGAACTCAATCGCATATGAACCATACGTGAAGTCGACGCTGGATCTACATAGTAAGATGTGTTATTGTAGTCGTATAAGATTGGTGTTCTAACACCTGCAGATTGTGGGAATTCAACTGCGTTGTTGTCACCAATAAAGCTGGCAAGAACTGTACCTTCATTGTACCATGCACTACCAAACGCAGTACCACCTCTAAATCGAAGTTCCATACGACCAACGTTTACATCATTTGCACCCCAAACAAAGTGTTGATCACCAGAAGAGTTGCCTGGCGCACTGTCACTAAATTCAAGTGCAGGATAACCTCCTGACATAATGGAACGAATACGTGCTTGACCATTTGACAAAGTAGGTGCAATGTCAATGTTCGCAATACGTGATGTCGAAGCTGGATTCACATAATAGCTTGTGTTATCACGATCATAGAAGATCGAACCACGAACATCATTTAGAATAGATGTTGATGCCGGATCAAGATAGAAAGCTGTGTTGTTATTGTCATAGTAACGATCTGCAGTTACGTCACCTGATACGATGATATCATCACCACGTAAACGTCCATGATAGTTTGAACGTTTCAACATGATCCCTGCATATTGACGCAACGCACCACCACTGGAGTAGTTCATCAATACACGAATACGAACGTAATAACAGTTCGATGGGATTGTTGTGTATCCTCTATATGTTTGCCAAGAGGTACTTGTTTGGTTTGCACCACTTACTACGAAGTAAGTTGTACCTGAGTTACTTGCAATCGGTGATAAGTTTTGATCATAACGTTCAATACCATAGTAAACAACACCACCAGAACCAGAGATGCGACGAACAGACATTTCACCGTAAAGTTCTTCGCCTGGTTCAACAGGCATGTATGCAGTGTAAAAGTCACGATTTGCAGAAGTTTGTAGAACGTAAGAACCTGCAAATGGGCCAGTCGTTGCACGAACAAATTCTGATGTAGTCGTTGTTAAACTATTTTCGTTTGGTGCAAGTGGATTAATAACTCGTTTGTCAAAATATTCTGTAGCATCAAAGAGAACACTATCTGCCACACCAGAACCATATGCAGGTGAAAGGTTGAGGTTACCATTACCACCGTTGAGGTTGATCTCTGGTGCAGTTACAGATTTAGCTGCTTTGAAGTTACCTTGACTATCGAAATGGAATCTATCTGCAACACCATTAAAGTGAATGATGAATGATGATCTATTTGTGCCATCATAACCATTCCAGTTATCATGTACAATCCAAGGATAGTCACTATTTGCACCACTATAACGTAATCCCAACAAGTATCTGTTGTTGTGATATGCAGACATTGCATAAGTGCTGTTTGCAATCGCACCTTGGTTACCAAACGACACACTGTTCATACGTGAATGAGATGCAAAGTCTCCGTAATAACCAGTATTATTTCTATCGTAGTAAATTGGCGCACGTGCCTGATTGATCATGTCAAAGTGATTTGACTGTGTTCGTGCCTGAATCCCACCATTGTACATAATTTCTGCACGATTGTTCTGGAAGAACTTGATTGCCCATTCGTTGTTGGTGTCGTTGTAGATACCTGCTTCAGATGGCCCATTCGCCATGAAGACCCAGTCGTCACGGATTGCATAACCCGCCCAACCATTCTTCGCACCTTCAACTCTAATCGAACCATAATCTCCTGATGCAACATCAATGTAATATGTCGAACCTTCTACTTGGTATCTATTTGCCCTCATCGTATTTGTAATAGATGTAGAAGCTGGATCTAAGTAGAATGAAGTATTATTTGAGTCATAATAGATTGGTGAATGCATTTGGTTATTCGCAAGGAAGTAACCGTTTTCTGTACGTGCTTGTTCTACACCGTTGTACATGAACCGCAATGAGTTCTGTCTGTCAGCGTACAAGAACCATTGATCATCCACATCGTTGAAAAGACCAGTTCTATTTGCATTGTCATGCATGAATACAGAACGATCACCGATTGAGAAACCTTCCCAACCACCACGTGCCTGTCCATCAATTGCAAACGAACCGTAAGTACCATTTGGTGATCTTAGAACCACACCATCATCAAGTTTGATGGTTGCCATTCTAGATTCACTAGCGAAGTTACCAAAGAAACTGTCGTTGTCTTGATCATAGAAGATCGGTGATCTCATAGATCGTTTTGCGTATGCGTCACCACGATAGTTTACATAGAATGTTGTTGCGAGTGCACCTGCGCCTGCGCCACCAGTACCTTCTGCAGTCTGAACGATGAAGTTACCAGAACCTTCTTTGTCTTGCGTGTCTGAAGAAGTACCATCGTTGTAACCAGTTGTCGCACCGATACGAACTTGTGGTTTAAAGTTTGCATTACTGTCTTCAAACTGGAAGTTAACCCAAGACTCAGGTGTATCAATGTCACCAGTTGCACCAGTACCGTTATCAATCCAAAGCGCATTAAAGTCATTAGCTGGATCTCCTGTCTTTCTCAGACGAAGAGTATTCAAT